GGAAATGGTTGACGCAGTTAATGCCCAGCTAATGAACTCAAGTGATTCACGTATGCCGATTCGTAATAATAGTAAAACACAAGTTACTAGAGGTCGGCCTTCAAAGTTTCAAGACTAATCTTGAACAGGGTCGGTAACTAGTAGTGTCATTTAATTTAATGGGAGAAAAAATATGACTGCAACACTAGCATTGTCAGGCTTCCGACCTTCTCGCAAACGTGGCGGTAACATGAACAACGATGGGCAAAATGAGTACCCAATCGCTTCAGGTTACGCCGCAAACATTTTTTCGGGCGATCTTGTCCGTATTAATGCAGGGAATGTTGAAGTCATTACGACTGTAACCGAAGTCGTTCAGGGTGTATTCATGGGATGTCGTTACGTAGCTAACGGTGAGCAGAAGTTCAGTAAGTACTGGCCTTCAGGCACATCAGCTACAGACGCAGTAGCCATGATCGCTGACGATTCTCGTGCCGTGTTTGAAGTACAAGCAGATGCATCTGTAACTGCTGGTGATCTTCACGGTTCTCAAAACTTTGCTGTAACACTTGGAACAGGTTCTACCTTTACAGGACAATCAGGTCACGGTATCGCTGCTGCTACTCGCACCACTGGTATCGCAATGTGCCGTCCTCTGGATTCAGTAGACGAGCCAGGTAACGATGTAGCTAATGTTAATGAAAATGCTTATCTTAAGTTGAATGTACAACTCATTCAGCATACAGATAACTTCTTAACTGCCGCTGTTTCTGCACCAGCAACAATCACAGCTTACCTACTAGGTTAATAAGGGAGATTAAATCATGGCTATTAATAGAGCAAGTATTGCGAAAGAGCTTCTCCCCGGCCTCAATGCCGTTTTCGGTATGGAGTATGGAGAAGTTAGTGACGAACATGCACCGTTGTTTGAGACTGAAAACTCAGATCGTGCATTTGAAGAAGAAGTATTGTTTACAGGATTTGGTACTGCACCTACTAAAGGTGAAGGTGCCGCTGTATCCTATGACGATGCACAAGAGAGCTACACTGCTCGTTACACACATGAAACCATTGCTTTGGCCTTTGCGGTTACTGAAGAAGCAATGGAAGACAACCTGTACGATACCTTTGCGAAGCTTCGTGCAAGAGGTCTAGCACGTGCAATGGCGAACACCAAGCAAGTAAAAGCTGCAGACGTTTTCAATAACGGCTTCAACAATGCTTACGTAGGTGGTGACGGTGTAGAATTGTTCTCTGCTTCACACGCAACCATTGGTGCTGGAAATCAGTCAAACTACATTGGTGCTACTGACTTGTCAGAAGCTGCCCTTGAAGCTGCACTGATCCAGATCTCAAAAGCAAAAGATGATCGTGGTATTCTGATTGGTCTGCAAGCTAAGTCTTTGCACATTCCATCAGACCTCGCATTTACTGCTGACCAGATCCTGAACAGCACAATGTCAACAACCATTGGGGTAAACCCAACAACTGCAGCAAACGGTGCGACTAATGTTAATGACATTAACTCAATCCGTAATCAGGGTCTTGTACCTGGTGGCTTCTACGTGAACCGCCGCTTTACAGACACTGATGCTTGGTTCATTAAGACTGATTGTCCTAACGGTGCCAAGATGTTTGTTCGTGCGCCTCTGCAAACCAAGATGGAGCCAGACTTCGACACTGGCAACCTTCGGTTTAAGGCTCGTGAGCGTTACAGCTTCGGTTGGTCAGATTGGCGTGGCTTCTACGGTTCCGAAGGAGCGTAAGGTCTAACCAATAAAAAAATAAAAATTAGAGGGGTGTGGCTTTCATATCCCTCTTTTTTTGTGTATAATATAGTCAATAGTCCATAAACAACTAACTAATTAACAATGAGGAAAACATGGCTACAAATATTAAACAAGGTTTTGTTACTGGTAGTGGTGCCGTATTAGATACGACAACTGGTACTACAGTAACCGATACACGTATTAAAGGAATTACATATTCTGGTGTAGGAACATTTACTATTACTGGAAATCAAACAGACGCATACGGAAATGTCAATGGTAACAATATTAAATTTGTTGCAACAACTGTTGTAGATGCAGGTGATATTTACGTTCCTGATTTTGGTATTAAAGTATATGGTCCTGTAAAAGTTTCTGCCCCTTCATCTGCAGCGACTGTAGCTATTTACTATGGCTAGTTATCTTTATCTTGTAGACGATATTACCCAAGCCTGTGAAAACGATGGCACAGAGTTCCAGAACTATATTCCCAAAATGGTTAATAGGGCTGAAGAGCGTATGACACGTGATCTAGATGATTACGGATTAGTCACCTATACCTCAGTTGCAATCTCTGCAAACAATAATATTATTACACTTCCTGTCGGAACTCGTGTTATTAAAAACTTTACAGTAACACTTGGAGCATCTGGTAAATCCCCTATCTTACAAAGAACAGATGAGTTTATTAATGACTATTGGCCTGATGCGACTAGTACAACTGACATTCCTGTTTACTATGCACGTAGAGACAACACAACAATTATGATTGCACCAACAACAAATGCTACATATGATGCAGAAATTGTTCATGTTGATAAACCAGTAGCCTTAACTACAGCTACACCAAATAATTATTTTTCAGATTTCTGCTATGATGCTTTGTTTAATGCTTCAATGGTAGAGGCAATGATGTTTATGAAAGACTATCCAACGGCGCAGTTGTTTGAACAACGCTACGCTCAATCATTACAGACATTACAAAATCAGGCAAGACGTACTCGTAGAGACGATATGGAAATGCCAGCAAGTCCTGCAGGTGCAGACAACAACTTACGAATAGGAGCAAATTAAAATGGCTAAAAAACATACAGTGAGTAAAGGTGATACAGTATCTGATATTGCTGCAAAGTACGGTGTACGTATACAGGATATTATTTCTGCAAATCCAAATCTTAAAGATGTAAACAAAATTAGAATTGATCAGAAACTAAATATTCCTGCAGCTAAAAAAGGTGACAACAAAGGATCACAAGGTCCATATGGTCGTACATCACAAACTGAAATGAATATGATGCGTGGTGCTGGTGAATCATATACACGTGGTGTTCGTGCTAAAATGAAAGCAGGAGCAGAAACTACACCCACACCTAAAAAAGCTAAAGCTACAAGGGCGGCTAAAAGTTCTGCCACACCTGGCATGACTAAGGCAAAAGCTATGATGTCACTTCCAAAGTCTAAGCCAGATATGAAAGCTAAAGCTGCTAAGTCTAAGGCTGCTAAGTCTGCTTCAATTAAACCAGCTACTAAAGCTATGAATAAAAAGCTTGACGAAATGCGTTCACGTTTTCGTGCTGACAAGTCTTATGGTGGTAAAATGGTTAAACGTGCAGGTGGCGGCGGCATGGGTTGTGGCGCAGCTATGAAAGGCTTTGGTGCAGTAAGGAAATCATAATGACTGATAAAAAATCTAAAGAGGATCGTGAGTACGAAGAACTTATGAAAGAAATCGAAGCTGCTCAAAACGATAAGTTTCTTCTTGATGAAGACTTTGACGAAATGGGTTATGCTTACGGTGGTAAAATTATGAAGAAATCTGTAGGTGGTAAAATGGGTTATAAAAAACGTGGTAGGCGTCAAGAGCGTACTATTACAGTGCCTAACCCTTATAGCACATCTTTATATGACACACCACAAAAAGATGCTTCGTATACACCAACAAAAACTAAAAAAGTTAAGTTAGGTACATTAAAAAGACCCTATAAACCTAAGAGTGCTAGAGCAAAACGATTTTTACGGAGGCCATAACAATGGCACTTAAATCTGGTAAGTCATCTAAAACAATTAGCAGTAATATACGTACAGAAATAAAGTCTGGAAAGCCACGCAAACAGGCCATAGCCATTGCCTTGTCTAAAGCTGGTAAGTCTAAATCTAAAACTGCTACTGCTAAGTTAGGTGGCAGACCTGTCAAGCCTAAAACAAAATCTACTGTTAATAAAGCAGGTAACTATACCAAACCTACTATGCGTAAACGATTATTTGAAAAAATTAAAGCGGGTACTAAGGGTGGTGCGGCTGGTCAATGGTCAGCACGTAAAGCACAACTTCTTGCTACTGAATATAAAAAAGCAGGTGGTGGTTATAAAACGTGATAGATGTTTATACTTTGCAGAAAGGTTATCAAACCAAAGACCTGTTCCGGCGGGGGATAGTAAAAGATTAAATATAACCGCTATATGTAAACCAATACCTAAGTTAGGAAGATAAGATGATTGCGGAAACATTAGCGGGTATAGCATTAGTAAAAAGTGCAGTAGACGGTATTAAATCTGCTATTGGTACAGCTAAAGATATTGGTGAAATTGCTGGATATGTTGATCACCTATTTGAGGGTGAAAAACAAATACAACAGCAACGTGCTAAAAAATCTGGGGTAAGTCTTGGTGATCAATTTGGTATTAAGTCTGTAGCACAAGAGGTTATTGACGCTAAGTTAGCACAAGAAAAAATGGCAGAAATGAAACAGCTTATTGATATGCGTTTTGGTCATGGAACTTGGCAGGGTATTATAGATGAACGTGCTAAAAGAATACAAGAGGCTAAAGAAGCAGAACTAAAAAGAAAACGTGAAGCTAGGATTGCTCAAGAAGAAATGATGCACAATATTAAAGTAACTTCAATTGTTAGTATTATTGTTGGAGCATTAATAGGTTTATTGTTTTTAGCTATAGTTCTTTTTCCTAGAGCTGCCTACTAAATGATTGTATATATAAATATAAGGTGATATAATAAGGAATGTTAAATGGGATTAGCTGCATCACAAAAAAGTTTAAAAAATTGGACAAGGAAAAAATGGAGAACCAAGAGTGGTAATCCATCCACGCAAGGTTCAAAAGCAACAGGTGAGCGTTACTTACCAGAAAAAGCTATCAAAGCGTTATCCGCAAAAGAATATGCTAAGACTTCGGCAGCTAAAAGAAAAGGACGCAAGGCTGGAAAACAATATGTTAAACAACCTAAAGCTATAGCTAAAAAAGTTAGAAAGTATAGGAAGGCATAATGACAGTAGGAAAGTATCCAGGCGTTAAACGCTTACCATCAGGAGGAATTGAGTATCGTGGTAAAAAATTTGCTGGTTTTAATAAGCCTAGAAAATCTGATAGAGCAGGTAAAAAGGGTATGGTCTTGGCTAAAGAAGGTGACAAAGTTAGACTTATACATTATGGCGATTCGTCTATGGGTCACAACTACTCCGATACTGCTCGGCGTTCATTTAAAAGTCGCCATGCAAAAAACATTGCGAAGGGTAAAATGTCTGCTGCATACTGGGCTGACAAAGCTTTGTGGACTAAAGGTGGTTCTAAAAAATCTCCTCCAAAAAGTCAAAAACATAAAAAATATGGTAAAGCGTAAGGGAGATTAAAATGCAGTCACCAGATGATATGATGCTTGAAGGACCACAAGGAACACCTAAACCTAAAAAGTCTATGAATGATATGACTGCTTCAGAGTTTTCTAAGTGGTCACATAAGAAAGCATCTCAAGAAGGATTAAGTGAAAGCCAATGGGATTCTAAGTATGGCGCAACTTACCGTAAAAAACTAGAGTCTGAAAAAACAACATCTAAAAAATATGGCGGTAAAATTGCAAAACGTAAAACAATCAAAAGTGTTTCTGGACATAACAGGCTCTATTAAAAATGGCTATAGGGCGTGGAAAAATTGGTCAACAGATTATGAAACCAGGATCGACAAGGAAATTGAAGAAGATTTCTGGACGAATGAGTGGCAGAAAGAATACAGCCCGATCAAAGCAGAGAAAGAATAGGTTATATTAAATGGCTACTTCAGGTACTTTTAATTTTAGCATGGACATTGACGAGGTAATCCAAGAAGCTTTGGAAATGATTGGCGGTGAGCAAACACTAGGTCATGAACCTAAGTCTGCTAGGCGTTCTATTAACTTACTTCTTCAGGATTGGCAGAACCGTGGTGTAATGTTGTGGACTGCTAATACTTCTGTAGTTACTCTTGCAACAAGTGTAACTACCTTTAGTCTTGCGTCAGCTACTATTGATGTACTTGAAGCCGTAATTAATCGTGATAATACTGATACACAACTAGAACGTATTTCAATGCAAGAGTATTTAAAGATACCTAATAAAGGTCAGGTAGGCAGACCCACACAATATGCAGTTCGTCATACTCGTAGCAATCCAGTTGTTAACCTTTGGCCTATTCCAGAAAATTCTACAGACGAAGTTAAGCTTGAGCTTGTACGTTATATGGAAGATGTTGACAAATCAGCTACACAAAATGCTGACATATCTCGTAGGTTCTTACCTTGTCTAACTGCAGGTCTTGCATACTTTATGGGAATGAAACGGCCTGGAGTTGATGGTGGTCGTATTCAAATGGTAAAGCAAGAGTATGAAGAAAGACTTGCACGTGCTATGGAAGAAGATAGAGAACGTGTAAGTATTTTTATTAAACCAAGGGTTATGGTATAATGCCTTCTAGAAAGAATGTTTATGGTTTATGTGATGTATGTGGGTTTAGGTATAAATTAAATCAGCTAAAGAAAAACAGCTATGGTTTAATGGTTTGTAATAATGATTATGATGCTGGTTATGATTTAAAAAACCATCCTCAGAATAAATCACCTCGTATTGATGAAAGATATATGATTAAAGATATTCGCCCTGACCCTAACACAGACCGTAATGGTACTTGGGTCGCACAAACCACAGCATTTAATGCAACACTTCAATTTTGGAACTTGATATAATGGCAGATTTAACAGGTAAATTAATAGCAGATAGTTATAAAAATCTTTTACAAGCACCAGGTCCTAATAATGACGGTCTTGCAAGTGGACAATCTATTACTATTCAAGATGGTTCTGGTAACAACTCAGGACTTGCTTTGTCTCAAGCAGGTGTTGCGTTAACTGGTACTATTAACATTCAGGGCAGTCAGTTTACAGGAACAGGTTCACAGTTAAATACAGCCGTAGCAAATGCTGGTTCTTTTGTAAATGGTATTGTTGCTCAAAACGGCTCAGAATCTTTTGGACGTACTCTTACAGCTTCAACTGGTGTAAGTATTTCTAATGCAAATGGAGCATCAGGCAATCCCACATTCTCACTAGCTGATAGCGGTGTAACTTCTGCAACATATGGACCAACTACTATATTCAATATTGATTCAACTGGTCGTGTAATTTCAACTAGTTCTACATTTTCAATAACTGTATTAAACCTTAATGCTCAGAATATTGATGCTGGGTTTGGTAGCTTTTCTACTGATGTATCTGTAGGTGGTCAATTAACAGTTAAAGGTTCTTTCCAACCAACAAATATTTCTACAAGCATTGTAAGCGCAACTAACATTGCTGCAAGTGTAGCTACAATTAATAATCTTACTGTAAATGGTGATGTATCAGCTATTGCTTATTACGGTGATGGTTCTAATCTTACAAATATTGTTGCAACATCTGCAACTAATGCAAGCTATGCAGCATCTGCAGGTGAAGCAGCCGTAGCTGTTAGCGCACATCATGCATCTAGCGCAACCTTTGCTACAAGTGCAGACAGTGCCAGCTTTGCTGTAAGCGCAACTAATGCAAGCTTTGCGGCTTCAGCTACTAATGCTACGAATGCAGTATCTGCAGTATTTGCTTCTTCAGCTACTAATGCTACAAATGCTATTACTGTAAACTATGGTGGTGTAGTACAAACAAGTACAGCTAATATCGGTGACGTATCTGCTTCAAGTCTTTTTGTAAGTGGTAATGTTTCGGCAAATGGTACACTTACTGTAGGTGGTCAAGTATCTGTTGATGGTGGTATTAAAGTTATAGGAGATGTATCTGCAGGTAATATTATTGCAGGTGGTATTTTCTATGGAAATGGTGCAGGTCTATTTAATGTTCCTTCGGAACAAGGTGGTACTGTAAACTTTGTAAAAGCTGGTACAGGTATCCATGTAACTCTTGATGGTACAACTACAACTAATCCTATTACTGCCAGTGGTACTCTTGCCCTTAATGCTGACCAGTCATTTGGAATTGTAAGTGCAACTAATCTTGCTATTTCAGCAAGCGCAACTTTTGAAGACAATGCTGCTCTTCATTTTGGTACAGATAAAGATTTAACTATCCAACATAATGGTTCTAATTCTTTAATTACTGAAAACGGAACTGGAAGTCTTTTTGTACAAAGCAATGAAATACGTTTAACAAATACTGGTTCGTTTTCTATGCTTACTCTTACAGATGGACAAGATGCAGAGTTTCCATATGGTGTTCAGGTAAGCGGCACAGTTAGTGCTACATCTTTTGTTGGTCCTACAATTACTTCTATTAATAGTGTAATTGCTGGTATATCATCAACAATGGCAACAAGTATTGACAATACTAATTCTAATGTAACTGCATTAAGTGCAACATTGGCTACGTCTATTGCCAATCATCTACCACTTGCTGGTGGCACTATGACAGGTGCAATTACATTGCCGGGTAATCCTTCTGCAAACTTAGAAGCCGCAACAAAACAATATGTAGACAACCTTACTTCAGCGGCTATTCACTTCCATGATGCAGTACGTGTAGAAAGCCCAGACACTGCAGGTAATCTTAATGCTACCTATGATAACGGTACTGATGGTGTAGGTGCTACACTTACTAATGCAGGTACACAAGCTGCACTTGTTATTGATGGTGTAACACTTAATACATCTGACCGTGTTCTTATTTACAATCAGACAAATGGTTATGAGAACGGTGTATACACAGTAACCGATACAGGTTCAGCTTCTACTAATTGGGTACTAACACGTGCTACAGATGCTGATAGTTATGAGCCAAATGATAACACAGGCATTGACGGTGGTTCTTATTTCTTTGTTGAAGAGGGTGACACTGGTGCAGGTGAAGCTTATGTATGTAGTAACGTAGGCGCAATTACCATCGGTACAACACCAATTACATTTGTAGTGTTTAGTTCTTCTCTTGTATATACTGCAGGTACAGGTATTGACATTAATGGTAGTCGTGTAATTTCTACATCAGGTGTAGCAACAGACGCTGCTCTTACTGCTTTGTCTGCAACAATGGCAACGTCTATTGATAATAGCAATACATTAATTGCTGCAACGTCAGCCGCACTTGCTACTTCAATAGGTAATACAAATGCCAATGTAACAACTAATATTAATGCCATTACATCTATTAATTCTATATTGGGTGATGGCACTGGATTTGTTACTGATGCTGAATTAGCTACTGTATCTGCAGCATTGGCTACTAGTATTGGTAATACAAATAGTAACGTAACAACTAATACAAATGCTATTACATCCATTAATGCTGTCTTAGGTGACGGTAGTGGTTTTGTCACTGATTCTGAACTAGCTGCAGTATCTGCGGCATTAGCAACATCTATTGGTAATACAAATACTTTAATTGCTGCCACATCTTTAGCACTAGCAACCTCTATTGGAAATAGTAATACTAATATTACAACTAATACTAATGCAATTACTTCTATTAATAGTGTATTAGGTGATGGCAGTGGGTTTGCTACAACTTCTCAATTAGCTACTGTATCAGCCACTTTAGCAACTAGTATTTCAAATCACCTTCCTTTAAGTGGTGGTACGTTAACTGGCACACTAACGCTTGGTTCTAATGTTATTAATGACGTTGAAGATATTTATCTTAGAGATAAGTTATATCACGATGCAGATACCGATACCTATCTTGGGTTCAGTACAAATACAATCAATTTAGTCACAGGTAATACTACTGGTTTAAGTATTTATGCAAATTATATTAAAGCATTTGAAAACGTAGTTGGTTCTGTTCATACAGATACAAATCAAGGCACAGGAACACACACACCAGACTTTCAAAATTACAACAGTTTTGTGTGGACATTAACTGGCAACATAACACTTGGTAATCCGTCAACAGAGATAGCTGGTATGTCAGGTGTGTTTATTTTCATACATAGCGGGGCTGGTAGAACTGTTTCTTTAAGCAGTGACTATGAAACTGCAGGTGCTGCTGGACTTACATTATCAAGCACGGCAGGTGCTGTAGATATTGTACCTTATTTTGTACAATCTACTGGTAATATTCTTCTTGGCACACCTATGCTTGCATTCTCATAATTAACGGAGTAATAATAATATGTCTTTAACAAATAGTCCTATATGGTTTGGGTCAGGTGCAACAGGTGGTGGTTTCTATGATTATGAAATTGACAATAGCTTGCGCTTTAATGATGATGACAGCGCATATCTAAGCCGCATACCGTCTTCTGCTAGCAACCGCAAGACTTGGACATTCAGTGCGTGGATTAAACTAGGTTCTTTGAGCCAAGGCGAGAGAGGAATAATTTTTCAATCAAATGTAGGTTTAGATTATGGCGGTCCAACTATATATCAAGATTCTGGACTAAGATTTGCACACGCTTGGGACCCTTCTGGTACTGATTATATTAGGGAAACAGTAAGTCTTTTTCGTGACACATCTGCTTGGTATCACGTTGTTTGGTGGTGTGATACAACTCAAGCTGGAACTCGTTGGAAAATATATGTTAATGGCACTGAACAAACATTACAAACACCATCAGGAAATAACGGTGAACCTGCACAAAATACAGATTTGAATATTAACTCAACAAACACCCATACCATTGGTAATTTTCTTGGAAATTATTTTGACGGTTATATGGCAGAGGTCAACTTCATTGATGGTCAAGCCCTAGACGCTACCAACTTTGGCGAAACTAAGTCAGGTGTATGGATTCCAAAAGCTTATGGTGGTTCATATGGTACAAATGGTTTCTATATTGATTTTTCTAATAACTCAACAGCTACTAATTTAGGTTTAGATAGTTCAGGTAATAGTAATAACTGGTCTGTTAATAATATTGCGACAACTGACCAAATGATTGACACGCCTACGAATAACTTTGCTACTTGGAATCCAATTTGGAAATATGTAAGCACTGAAAGTTGGGGGCAAACAGGAACAACATTAGAGGGCAATTTGCGTTGGAATGGTAATTCTGGCAATGAAGTCCAATCTGGTATTGCTGCTACATTTCAACTCCCAACAACAGGAAAATGGTATTGGGAATGTATAGCAACATCGGAACCATCAACTTCAATTTCTTGGCTTGGCATTATTGATGAAGACACAAATGTTGTGAAAACAGCATCAAACACTCTTACATTTGGAACAGGCGACATAATAAATCTTGCATTTGATGCAGATAATCAAAGAATGTATTTTGGCAAGAATGGCACATTTGGGGCTGGTCAAGACCCTACAAACCCTACAGATGGCACATCGGCAACTGGTTCTGGTTATTTACCTTATTGCGCTGGAAACAAAGGAACTGGTGGCTCAGACCCGCAGTTCACAGCCAACTTCGGTCAAGACAGCACCTTTGCTGGTGCTACTTCCGCTGGCGGCAATACAGATGCCAACGGCGTGGGTGACTTCAAGTATTCTGTACCTTCAAGCTACCTTGCGTTATGTACAGCAAACCTTCCAGAGCCTACGATTGTGGATGGCACTGAGAATTTCAATACGGTGCTTTATACTGGTAATGACAGTACGCAAAGTATTACAGGTGTTGGTTTCCAGCCAGATTTGGTTTGGATTAAGCAAAGGTCTGTTCCAGACAGGGCGCATCGTCTAAATGACAGCGTAAGAGGCGCAAACAAGCAGCTTTATTCTAACCTTACAAACGCTGAAGGAACAGCAACTGATGAACTTACGTCTTTTGATAGCGATGGTTTTTCTTTGGGTTCAGCAAATGGTGTTAACGGCATTGACACCTACGTTGGCTGGAACTGGAAAGCTGGCACATCATTTAGCAACAGCGCAGGAAGCAATGGTGCAACAATAGCCTCAAGCGGTTCTGTAAATACAGACGCAGGGTTTTCTATAGTGTCTTACGTTGGCACAGGTGTAGCGGG